CCCGATTCCTTAAAGAAGCGGATCAAGCGGAACCATATGAGCCTGGAGAGCTGCAAGGATTTTCTCGGCCGGTCCGACTTATCCACGGTGCGCCGGATTATGCTGATCCATCTTTCGGCCGGGCGGTCGGATGCCGCGCGGTTCAAGCGCGAAATAGCCGCGCTTACGGGCAAGGAGGTGGTAATCGCTTAATGTCACGGCCAATAGAACAGGCAGTACGGTACTTCCCGCATGATATAGGACTCCTGAGAGATCGAAAATTCCGGCCTCTCAGGAAAAAATACGGCTACTTGGCCCAGATGGTCTACATGATCCTCCTGGAAATGATATATGGAGATAAGGGCTACTATCTGGACTATAGCAACAAAGACGATGTGATCCTTGACATATTAGAATATCTGAGCGGACGATACGAACCCGATGAACAGACGATTGGAAATGTAATCGACGACCTTGTGGCGCACGGGCTATTAAGCCCCGACCACTACCGGTCGAGCGTACTTACATCCAAACGCATACAGGCCACCTATTATAAGGCGACCGTAGAGCGAAAAGAAGTTGACATCGATCCGTCCATATGGATGCTGAGCGAAGAAGAAATGCTCAAGCACTCAACCCGGCATCCACTGCTCAAAACCCTTGGTATAACTGTGCCTGCTGGAGTTAATCGACCGAATAACGGGGTTAATCGACCGAATAACCAAGATAATCAACCCGACAATCCGCAAAGTAGAGGAAAGGAAAGTAAAGGAAAGCAAAGTAAAGTAGAGGGAAGCATAGGCCCCGGCGAAGCCGGGCCTGATGCTGCCCCCGCCCCTCTTTCCGAACACGACCAGCTGGAGACGATCCTGGCGCTGATCCGCGACAACATCTGCCCCGTAACCGCTATGATCCGGCAGGACATATCAGACTGGCTGCGGCAGATGGACGCGGCCTGTGTGCTCTACGCTGTACAGGAGGCAGCCCGCGCCGGCGCCAAATCAACCAAATACGTTTATTCCATCCTTCAACGGCTGCTGGATGACGGCGCCACCACCCCTGAAGCCATGGAGCGCAGAAAGGGCGCGAAGGGCTCCAGGATGGGATTTGAACGGGATGCAACCCCCTATGACCATTATTTCGACGAGGAGGACGAACCTTGAATATCTATGTATGCAGCCCCTACAGGGGGAATATACAGCGAAACCGGCGCTATGCCAGCGACTGCGCCGCCGAGATAGCCAGAGAAGGCCATGTTCCGGTAGCCCCCCACCTGCTCCTTACCGGCAGCCTGGATGACCGCGACCCAGAGCAGCGGCAGGAGGGCTTGCAGTTGGCGCTGGAGCTGATGGGCAAATGCGATGAAGTGTGGATTTATGCCGCCTACGGGATCAGTGAGGGGATGGCCGAAGAGCTTGGATGGGCCTGGGCCCATAATATCCCGATGGTTTTCAAGGCGACCGCAGGGGGAGGTGGGCTATAATGCCACGAGGCAAACCGTTCACGGATATACAAGGGTTGCAGGATGCCCGCGACGCTGGATTCTCAAACGCAGAAATCGCAGAACTGTTTAATATTAACGCCATTACAGTGGTGCGGCATATAGGGCCGGAGAACCGGAGAAATCCGAAGAACGCTCCCGAGCTGGCAAAGGCAGAAGCGGAACAAAAAGCCCGCGTGGCGTATTTGGAACGCACTGGACGTACGATGCCGCAGATGCAGGAGGATAATATTGCTGGAAAATCTGGAACGCGCAGCGATTTGTGCGAAATCGAAGTAGAGAGGATGATCATGCGTGGGCAGCACCTGGCGGCGGAATTGACGGCAGGAGGTAAGCTGACGATCCTTGGCCCGATCCAATTGAAGGACTTGGCAGGAGCCGTAAGCGACCTTACTGCGATATGGGAAAGGCTGCGCGGAATGGGGATGGCCGAATGATCATCACATGCTGTAAACGCTGCGAAGCTCCAAAGCGTCACCTTGGGTGCCACAGTGCCTGCCAGGAGTATTTGGCCGAAAGGGCCAGGGAGGATTGGGCAGCAAAGGCAAGGAGAGCAGAGCATAGCGCTGACGAATATGAGATCACACGGCACTTATCAGCCGCCAGACGGTATGGCCGGCGACATAGATGCAGGAGGCGAAAAAGATAATGCAAGCAAAAAAGTGCGACCGGTGCGGGAAGCTCTATGAGCTTTATAACACCGAAAGTAACGGCAAAAAATGCAATGGGTTTTTGTTGCTTAATATCGATGCGGATCAAAAATATTATGCGCAAAATATGTACGATATGTGTCCCGAGTGCATGGAGGCCCTTATGAAATGGTTGTATGCCATAAAGAACGGGATGAAAAAATGATGACAAACATCGAACGAAACGAAGCGATCAAATGGTTTGAAGCCAGGGCAAAGGTGGCAACCATGCCAGGAGCGCAAAAAATGTTTAGGCTTGCGCTAGAAGCGCTGATCGAAATGGATCGGCGCGAACAGAAAGGAACGAACAACCATGACGCTAAATGAACTCGATAAAATCCTAACGGCCCACAAAAAGTGGGTGAAAAACGAAAAGGGAGGGCGCCATGCTGACTTCCGTGGCGCTGACCTCAGTGGCACTGACTTCAAGGACACTGACCTCCGGCACGCTAACCTCCAGGGCGCAAACCTCCAGGGCGCAAACCTCCGGGGCGCAGATATCGACTATGCCTGTTGGCCCCTTTGGTGTGGAAGCCTTGATACCAAGGTAGATAGACGCATTTTCTGCCAGTTAGCCTATCATCTGTGCCGTGTAATCGTGGATGATGAGGACTGCAAAGAGGCACAGCTTATGCTCGGACGGCTGGCAAATGAGTTCCACCGGGTTAATAAGTGCGGGAGGGTGCCGGAAAAGGAGGATGCACAATGAAGCGCTCAACCTGTCACGGCTGCCCGGCCCTTAACGGCGACGGGACGTGTACAACGATTGCAGGAGTACATACCATCACGATCACGCCAGACATGGAGCTGGGGTGCACCTTTGCACCGGATGAACCTGCCACATTAACCAATGGTGATTATATTCGAGGCTTGGGCAACAAAGAGCTGGCGGAATTTTTGTCGAATCAATTTTGCCACGGATTTGGAGTAAGAGAGATCGAAAAATGGCTTGAAGAACTAAGAAATGGAGAATGACAACCATGGAGCCGATAAAAAGGAAAGCGAGGTCTGTAGATGGGTCGCAATTTAGGTCGCAATTAGTGAAACGATATACCGCGGAATGCTCTGAGTGTGGCAGGACAGTCTTGCTCAGTGCCATATGGATCATTGCATGGTTTAGGTGCCCAATATGCGGCAGCTGGGGCATAGGGACTGTGAGCCGCAAATGTAGCGCTGCGCCGGACGATAAGGAGGGATGACCATGAGTAAAATTTACGGGGTGGCGCAGGCCAGAGCATACGAGAACCGGCATAAGATCAAGATCGGGGACGCATTCAAGTGGCACTTCATTGGAGACTATGGCACCAGCGGCCAGCTCCCGCCGCGATATATGCCGGTGAGCCGGGTTTTCCAAGGCGATAAGATAATGAAAGTGTGCCGCGTCTATGAGGGCCGCAACGGATACGGCCCATTCGTGGACTATTGCCTGAATGAAACCGGGCTATGGTACGGCAAGATGACGGATTGCCTGATTATTAACGGCCCTGACGCCTTCAAAATGGAAAGGGTAGACCATGGATCTGATTTACAAGGCGGCGCTAGATGAATGGAGGCAAGGACCATGGCCGGATATACACCAAGCCCGGAGCAGGTGGCCCGCTGCCGGAAATGTAGGTATTGGCTGCGATTCAATGCAGCGGGTATGCGCTGCTGCCAATACATCCTGGAGACTGGGCACAGTAGGGGGCAGGATCCGTGTACAAAATATGAGAGGAGGCCGCATGACAAAAAAAGAAATGTCGCAGCTTTTCCATCTGAACCGGGAGATTGAGCGAGATAAAGCCAGATTAGCTGAACTGGAAGCTGCCGCCACCGGGATCACCCAACGGATCACTGGCCTCCCCGGAAACGGGATCCCAGGGGACAAAATTGCCAGGTACGCCTCCGAGATAGCAGACCTAAAAGCCATTATCGAGCTTAATATGCAGCGCTGCTGGTATGAACTTAACCGGCTAAACCGATATATCGCAGAGGTGGAGGACAGCGAAACACGCCAGATTTTATCCCTTCGCTTCGTTAATGGCCTGACATGGAGGCAAGTCGCCGCGAGCATGGGGGAGGGATACACCGAAGATTACGCAAGGAAACGCGCCGAAAGATTTTTCGAGAATTCATAAGTGTCCGTTTTGTCCGGTAGCTATGTGGTAAAATATAAACATAAAGTTATGCCCGCAGGGAAATTACCTCTGCGGGCTTTGCTATGCAGCCTTGCGGCCGGCTACCGGAGAAACGGAACCTGATGGTCAATGATGGAGGGCACAATGCAGATTATCACAAAGCCGCTGGATGAGATCCGGCCGTATGAAAAAAATCCAAGAAAGAACGATGCCGCCGTTGACGGTGTAGCTGCAAGCATCCGTGAATTTGGATTTAAGGTGCCAATCATCATTGATGCCGCAGGCACGATTATAGCCGGACATACTCGATATAAGGCAGCTCAAAAACTAGGGCTGGAATCCGTGCCATGCATTCAGGCTGATGACTTGAGCCCAGAGCAGGTAAGAGCCTATAGACTGGCAGACAACAAAGTAGCAGAGGCAGCAGGATGGGACGAGCAATTATTGGCCGACGAACTGGCCGATATACTCGATATTGATATGAGCATATTCGGGTTTGAGATTGAGAGCGAGGAGTCGGACGAAAAATATACCGTAAAAATAGATATTCCTCAATATCAAATCACCGGTGAAGAGCCGGCTATAGAAGAACTGGTCGACGAGCACAGAGTAAATGAGCTGATCGACGAAATCGAGAGGTCCAAAGTTACCAAAAAGCAAAAGCAATTCCTCCGCCTTGCCGCTTTCCGGCACTATGCTTTCAATTACCGCAACATTGCAGAGTATTATGCCCACCAAAGTCAGGAAATGCAGGAGTTGATGGAAAAATCGGCCCTTGTGATCATCGACTTTGATGACGCAATAAAGAACGGATACACTACCTTGAGCAATACAATAGCTGAGCTGAGGGATGCAGATGATGAGAGATGACTTTGGAGTCTTTATCTTGTCCCATGGGCGGCCAGGCAGAGTAAAAACCCTAAAAAGTCTGGAAAAAGGCAGGTATACCGGGAAATGGTGGATTGTTATCGACAACGAGGATGACACGGCGCCTGAGTATTATAAAAGATACAAAGACCGCGTAATTATGTTCGATAAGCTGGAAGTGTCAAAAACGTTCGATACAGCAGACACATCCCAGGAGCGAAGGACAATTGTATATGCGCGTAACGCTTGTTTTGCTATAGCAAAGGAGCTTGGCCTCGAATATTTCCTCGAGCTGGATGATGATTATACATCGTTTGGGTATAGGGTGATTCGCGATAAAAAATTTATCGAAATAGCAGCAAAACAGCTTGATGATCTGTTTTCCGCCATGATAAATTTTCTGGACGATACGGGAGCCATTACGGTTGCCTTTGCCCAAAGCGGGGATTTCATAGGCGGCAAGGATTCAAAGTTTTACCATGATAAAGTATCGCGGAAAGCGATGAATACGTTCTTCTGCAGGGTGTCAAGCCCATTCCAGTTTGTGGGCAGGATAAACGAGGACGTTAATACCTATACATCCCTCGGAAGCAAGGGCAAGCTGATCCTGACCATTTCGGATGCGAGTATAACCCAGGTACAGACGCAGGCCGGTAAAGGCGGAATGACTGATGTGTATCTGGACAGCGGAACATACCTTAAGACATTTTATACCGTGATTTTTAGCCTGTCATGCACAAAGGTGGGGATGATGGGAGATAAGCACAAGCGGATACACCATATGATCGATTGGGATCGGTGCGTCCCCAAAATTCTGAACGAAAAATGGAAAAAGACATAAGGAGGCAGCGTCATTGGGACGCAAAAAGATACATTGGGATGAGCCAAAGTGGGAGCAGGTAAGAGGGCTGTGCGGCATCCAATGTACGGCTGCTGAGATATGCGCCGTCATGGGCGTGTGCGAAGAAACGCTCAATCGCTTGATCCGAGATACATACAAAATGAGTTTTTCGGAGTACTACGAAAAGCATTCCGCAAACGGAAAAGCAAGCCTCCGGAGGAACCAGTTCCGGCTATCGAAAACCAATGCCGCTATGGCAATATTCCTCGGAAAAAACATACTTGGCCAATCAGACGGCCCGCCCGCCTGGAAGGAAAACGAGGACTTGATCCGAGCTAAAAAGATATTGGAGGATGTCGACAGTGCCGTTGACTAAGTTACAGCGAGAGTATCTCCTGGGCTGTAACCATCGGTGGAACGTCAAGACTGGCGCCACTGGATCCGGCAAGAGCTTTGTAGATTATGCTGCCGTGATCCCCAAGCGGATCCTTGCCGCAAGGGGGGAGGGTTTGCTGGTACTTCTCGGCAATACAAGAGGGACGCTGGAGCGTAACATCTTGGAGCCTATGCGCGAGATTTGGTCACATAGCCTTGTTGGGCAGATAACAAGCAATAATACCGTGAATCTATTCGGCAAGCGGTGCTATGCGCTGGGCGCCGATAATCGCAAGCATGTAGATAGGTTGCGAGGGGCCACTATCGAGTATGTTTACGGCGACGAGGTAACGACGTGGAGCGAAGAGGTCTTCGAGATGCTTAAGTCACGTCTGCGCTGCGAGCATTCGCGTTTTGATGGGACATGCAACCCCGACAGCCCACATCATTGGTTTAAGCGATTCCTTGACTCTGACGCCGATATATTCCAGCAATCATATACCATTGACGACGGGTGTCTGCCGGATAAGATCGTAAACGAGCTGAAAAAGGAATATGCCGGAACGGTCTATTATGACCGGTATATTAGAGGGTTGTGGACCGTAGCAGAGGGGCTAGTATATCAGATGGTGGCCGATAACCCCGCACGTTTTACCCTCAAAGGCCCGACCCAAGGGATGGATGGGCGCTTTTTTGTGTCAATTGACTACGGGACGATCAACCCGTGCAGCATGGGATTATGGTGTGTCCAAGGGCGCCGGGCCATTCGCGTCAAAGAGTCCTACTATGACAGCCGCAAGGCTAACCGGCAGAGGACCGACGAGGAGCACTATGCGGCTCTGGAAGAGCTCACAAGAGGATATTATATCCGGTATGTGGTGGTGGATCCGTCTGCCGCATCCTTTATTGAGTGCATCCGCCGCCATGGAAAATATCAGGTTCGCCATGCCGAGAACGATGTGATTAACGGTATACGCGTCACGGCGGATTTGCTAAATTCCGGGAAAGTAATGATCCACGAGGGCTGTAAAGACGCGCTGATGGAGTTCCGGACATACCGATGGGATGAAAAAGCATCGGAGGATAAGCCCATCAAGGACAAGGATCACGCTATGGATGATATCCGGTATTTTTGTTCAACGGTGCTGGCAAGAGAATATCGATGGGCAGATTGGAGGCGGGCGGATATATGATTTTTGGAGATATGCTTAAATGGTTGAGGGCCAGGATGAGCTATATTTTCGGCCGAGAAAGCGAGCAGGCCCTCAACATCGAAATATCCGAGCCTATGGAGGCTGCCATTGATAGGTGGGCCAGGGCGTATGAGGGAAGGGCTCCCTGGTGCGCTGACGGCATACATAGCTTGCAGATCCCTGCCGCTATAGCCTCCGAATTTGCCCGGCTTGTCACGCTGGAAATGGGCGTCACAATCACTGGGAGCTCCAGAGCCGACTATTTGGCAAAACAATTGCAGCCGTTTATGTCCAGGATTAGGACTTATACCGAGTTAGGGTGTGCGCTGGGTGGGATCGTTTTCAAGCCATACATAACGGATAGCGGGATCTCGATTGATGCCATTCAGGGAGATTGCTTTTTCCCGACTGCGTTTGATACCTCCGGCCGCATGACTGGAGCAATTTTCACCGAGCAGATTAAGCGCGGCGGGAAAATCTATACGCGGGCCGAAAGCCGGGAGTATGTAAGTGGCCTGGAAAAGATAAAAAACCGGGCGTTTTGCTCGAATACCACAGCGAGCTTAGGCAACGAGATCCCGCTGGAATCTGTGCCCGAATGGGCCGATATAGCCCCTGATGCTCAAATAGATGGGATAGACCGCCCTCTGTATGCATATTTCCGCGTACCGGCGGCAAATAAGCAAGACAGGCACTCTCCGTTAGGGGTATCTGTTTTTGCGGCAGCCCTGGACACGATCCGCGACGTTGATGAGCAATATGGCCGCCTTATTTGGGAGTTTCGCGGAGGCGAGCTTGCCATCGATGTGGACGAAAGCGCGCTGCGCAGAACCGAAAACGGGTCGCTGGAGATGCCATCCAGGGATGCCAGGCTTTATAGGGCCAAGATCAATGCGTCGAGCCCTGATTTTTACCATGCTTTTTCTCCGGCGCTCAGGGACGAAAGCCTATTAAACGGGCTAAATGGTATGCTGAGGATCGTCGAATTCCAATGCGGGCTTGCATATGGCACCCTGTCAAATCCCCAGGCCGTCGATAAAACGGCCGAAGAAGTAAAGGCGAGCAAGCAGCGGTCGTTTTCCACTGTCCGGGACATCCAAAAGGCGCTCCAGTTGGCCTTGGATGACCTGATTTATGGCATGGACACATTGGCAAGCCTTTACCAGCTCGCGCCATCAGGCGCCGTTAGAATCGCTTATGATTGGGATGACAGCTTGATAGCTGACCCATCGGAGCGGAAAAAGCTTTTTTGGCAATATGTAATGGCCGGGAAATTCCCAGCATACCGGTTCTTAAGCGAATTCGAGGGATATACGGTCGAGGAGGCCAAGGAAATGGTAGCGGAGGCCGGCGGCCAGATGGGCGACCCATATGTTGACGCCTGACTATCTTGACGGTATGGCCGATGAGATCATTGACCTCTATGCTGACCTTGAGGACGGGATAATTCGCGATATTGCAAGATCAATTGTCAAGGCTGGAGATGTCACCAGTTCGGCCGGGTGGCAGGCCGTAAGGCTGCAGCATATGGGGCTGCTGTATGACGATATTATTCGGCTTGTCTCCGAGATAACCGACGCCAGCGCAGCCCAGGTTCGGACTATTTTTGAGGATGCCGGAGTTGTGTCTGTTGATGCGGATAACGCCATTTATAAGTCTGCAGGGCTAGATGTAATCCCTATAAAGCTCATGCCGGACGCCATGCAGGCATTAGAGGCCGGTTTGCGAAAAACCTCTGGCCACCTGGCAAACCTAACGATGACTACCGCCGCCCAGGGACAGCAAACCTTTATCCGCGCTATCACCCTTGCCGAAATGCAAATCGAAAGCGGGGCATATGGATACTCTGCCGCGATTCGCAACGCAGTAAAAAAGGCTTCCGCCGAAGGAGCGTGGGTCCAGTTCCCATCGGGGCATCGGGATAGAGTGGATGTAGCGGCCCGCCGGGCTATCCTGACTGGCGTGAATCAGACCGTTGCTACAATAAGCCTCTCGCACGCCTTACTGATGGGCAGCGACCTCGTAGAGACCACGGCCCATGCCGGAGCAAGGCCTAGCCATGCGACGTGGCAAGGGCGGATATTCAGCTTGTCCGGGCGGTCTGCGAAGTATCCAGAGTTCACCTCCGGGACAGGATACGGGACTGGCGAGGGGCTTTGCGGCTATAATTGCCGGCACAGCTTTTACCCGTATTTTGACGGCTTATCAACCCCCGCCTACTCTGCCGCGAAACTGGATGATTACTCGCGAAAAAGCGTATCCTATAATGGGGATATATTGACATACTACGATGCAACTCAGGTACAACGGGGGATGGAGCGCAAGATCCGCGAAACAAAACGGGAGCTCGTTGGGCTTGATGCCGCAATAGAGGCATCCGATGATGATGGCCTACGCGGCTGTTTGCGGGCAGACTATGATAAAACCTCCGTAATCCTAAAACGCCAAGAAAAAGGCCTGGAAGATTTCTTGCATCAAACCGGGCTAACAAAGGATTCTGTACGAAACCAAACATTGGGCTTTGGCCGGGGACAGGCGCAAAAATCAGTATGGGCAGGCAGGCGCGCCGCCTTGCCCAAGGTGGTCAAGGCAGACGATAGCATTTTGCAGTCTACACTCGAAACCGATGAGATCATCGGGGTTATACCAAAAGGGGCAAAGATCGAACATGTTCGTGTAATTGCAGGTTCCGGTACATCCACAACCTTGAGGGCTGCGGATAGACTTTCCCACCAATACGGTGGCGAAATATTGAAGTGGCAGAAGAAAACTGGTATAATTCAATCTAACTATTTTCGTTACGAAGTACATTGGTATGAATTAAACGGAAAACAGTACGGCGTGAAATGGAAGAGAGGCAAACCTCGATGAAGGTTCGGTATATTGGCGAGTCGTTTGGGGTAGACAGCTTAACCGACGGCAAGGTTTACACCTGCATTGCAGTAGAGGACGGGGCCGGGCTTTGCAAATATGCCCTTCGCATTATAGACGATAGCGGTGAGGATTATCTCTATTCGTCGCTTCGCCCCGGGCCCCTTGACCGCAGCTCGCCCGGGGGACGGTGGGAGATTATTGAGGATGACGAGCACGGAACGCTAGCAAGGGTGACCAAGCCATAAAAAATCAAAACTAAGCAGCTTTAGGGCTGCTTTTTTCATACCAATTTGGCCGGCCTGGGGCCATAAAAAAACCAGGCGCCGCGAGGGATGCGACCCCGTTCAAAGCGTGCGGATGGAGAATGACATGAAGCGAGAGTTCGTCAGAGAACTGATCCCCGACATCTCCAAGGAGGCGCTTGACGCCATCATGGAGGAAAACGGCAAGGACATTGAGCGGCAAAAGGCTGCCGTCGCCACCCTGACCGCAGAACGAGACGACTATAGGGAGCGCTTGGAAGCGGCCAGCCAGAAGCTCGAAGGGTATGACCCGGAGTGGAAGGCCAAGGCGGCTAAGGCACAGCAGGATGCAGAGGAAAAAATCGCTGCGTTGGAGTACGAACATGCAGCAGCGGCCGCCGCCGGCGGCTTGAGATTTACCAGCGAAAGTGCCCACAGGGCCTTTTTGGCTGACCTAAAGGCCAAGGGGCTACCCATCCAGGATGGCAAGCTGATGGGATTTGACGATTATGTTAAGACCTATCAGGAAAACGATCCCAACGCCTTCCAGGGTGATACTCCCCCGCGATTTACCGGGAGCACACCTGGAAAACCCGCCGAACAAACCGACAGGGACAAAGTGAACGCCGCCTTCCGGGCGGCATTTGGAAAGGAGTAAAACATGCCAAACAGCATTGACAGGCAGCACGCGGAGGCGTTGATCCGCGAACAAATCACGAATTCGATTTTCCAGGACGCTCCTAAGCAGTCCATTGTTATGCAGCTGGGCCGCCGGCTGCCCAATATGACCTCGGCGCAGACCCGGGCTCCGGTGCTCTCCATGATGCCACTGGCGTATTGGGTGAATGGCGATACCGGATTCAAGCAGACCAGTATGCAGGCGTGGGACAATGTATACCTGACCGCCGGCGAGTTGGCCGTAATTGTGCCCATCCCCGAAGCTGTGGTCAGCGACGCAAGCTTCGATATTATGGGAGAGGTCACGCCCCGGGTAAACGAGGCATTCGGGAAAAGCGTGGATGAAGCGATCATCTTCGGCGTCAACCGCCCTGCCGAGTGGCAGAACGATGTGATCACCATGGCACGCCAGGCCGGGAATAACGTTGCTGCATCCAGCGGCATCACCTATGATCTGCTGATGGGCCCCACCGGTATGCTGAGCAAGGTGGAGCAGGCTGGATATACCGTGACCGGAGTAGTGGCGTCCATGGCGTCGCGCGGGGCCCTCCGAGGCATCAAGGATGATAATTCCCGTCCCATTTTCGTGACCGATATGCAGGGGCCGACCCGGTATGGGCTGGACGGTGCTCCGCTGTACTTCCCCGAGAACGGCTCCTTCGACACCAGCGTTGCGCAGATGGTAGCCGGCAACTGGCAGCAGCTCGTTTATTCCATCCGCCAGGATATCACCGTGAAAATCCTCGACCAGGGCGTGATCCAGGATCCGTCCACCAAGGAGATTGTCTACAACCTGGCCCAGCAGGACATGATTGCCCTGCGCGTGGTCATGCGGCTTGGATGGGCCCTGCCGAATCCCGCCACGCGCCTGAATCCTGACCGCATGAATGTGCCCTTTGCCTACATCGAGCCTGCCACGGCCTACACTGCGCAGACGGTAACCTTTACTGTCAAGGATGACGCAGAGGAGCCCGTTGCCATTGCTGACGCTGTGGTAAACGTGAATGGCAGCCGCCTGAAAACCGGATCTGCAGGCACCGCTGCATTCTACCTGCGCGCCGGTGAGTATCCCTATAGCGTGAAGAAGCCCGGATACCGTACTGTAACCGGTACTGTTTCCGTTGCCTCGTCTGCCGTACCGGTGGCTGTAACGATGACAGCTGCAAAGTAGGAGGGAATGAATGTATGCAGACTATGACTTTTATCAGAGGGCCTACCAAGGCAACCTGATCCCGGAAACTGCCTGGCCTGCCGTAGCCCGAGATGCGTCCGCCTATATTGATCGGATCACCTATGGACGGCTAAGGCATGGGGCAACCGTGACAGACGATGTGCGCATGGCGGTCTGCGCCGTAGCCGAGGTTGTATATGCCCACCAGCAGAGAGATGTCGAGCAGGGATCCAGTGGGATCAAAAGCGAAAATGTTGACGGATATAGCGTGACCTATGAGGATTCGGCCGCTGCATCCAAGCAATATGACACGGATCGCATGGAGGCGGCTGGCCTGTTCTTGCTGCCCAGCGATCCGCTAAGGTATGCGGGGGTAGACCATGCTGGAAAATGCCGATATAACCATCTATAACAAGCTGTACAACCCGCAAACAAGGCTGCATGAATGGAGGCGCATCCAAATCCCCCGCGTTAATTGGTTTGGCAAGCAGGCGGCGTCTCTTTCCGCTGATGGGCTTATGACTGCTGACCTGTATACCGTCCGTATCCCTGCAGCATCCGCTCCCCCCGGCTATGTGCCGCCGGAACAGTATGACGGGGATGGGTGGACGCTGCGCCCAGGGGACATTGTGGCAAAGGGTTTAACCGGGAATATCCAGGCACCCGGACAAATCAGCGGCGAAAAGTTCACCGTCACGGCGGTCAGGGATAACCGGCGCGGAAGCCCGGTTGTGCAACATTGGATGCTGGAAGGGAAGTAAAGATGAAAAAATTCCTGAACGATAAGCTTCTGGTTTCCACGCCTAGGGGCCAGATCATCGAACGCAGATACACAAAAGGGAAAAACAAAGGAAAGCTTTATGCCAGGATTGAGTGGAACCCAGGCTTCGGCCCCCAAAGGACCGCCGATCTACAGGGCGCCCAGGCATTCGTGGACAGCGAAGTGCTCCGCTACAGCGACCCCTATATCCCCTTCAAGACCGGCATGCTGAAAGCATCCGGCAAGCTGGGGACCGAGATTGGCAGTGGGGAGGTCGTGTGGGTCGCTCCTTATGCCGCAGCACAGTATTATGACACGGCAGACTCCCGGCCCTATGATGACCAGCGCGGCGGACACTGGTTCGAGCGGATGAAAGCGGATCATGGGGCCGATATAATCCGCGGAGCCAAGAAGATAGGAGGCGGAAATGGCTAGCTCGATCATCGGGGCCCTTCGGGATTACTTCCTGAGCTGCCCTCTGCTGGGCGATAAGCCGCTAAATATCGACTACCTACCGGAGCGCGGGCTGGAATACTCCATTGACACAACGCCAGCCACCGAGATTGTCAAGCGCTATACCGACGGCAGCTCTATCCGGCAGTACCTATTCGTCATTCGCTCCGTGAACGACTATGGGCCCGATGCGCTCCAGAACATCGCCAACAGCGGCCTATTTGAGTTAATCGCAGAATGGCTTGAGAACCAAACCAAGCGCGGAAACCTGCCGGAGCTGCCGCAGGGTAAACGGGCCCAGCGCATCGAGGCGCAAAGCACGGCCTACCTGTTCGCCAAGGGGCCCAGCACCGGTAAATATCAAATCCAATGCCGGCTACAATATTTTCAGGAGGGATAAAAAACAATGCCCGGAACCGTAGAATCCAAGGGGACCGTAGTGACCCGAAACCTTATTGCTGATTATTTGGACATCGGAGATTCTGGATCAGCAGATTTCCACCTTATGAGCGTCTTTGAGACCATCGACGAAAACCCCAACGCTCAAACCACGCAAAAGCACTATACGGCCGATAAGTCGGCTACCACTCTCACCACCGGCTATCAGACCCAGTTCCCAATCACGGCTGATCTGTATAAGGACAATGCTGTGGTCGAGTTTATCCGGGACATTGGTGAGGAGCAGAAGCTGGGTGTCGAGGCTGACTATATCCGCGTCAGGCTTTATGAGCCCGTAGCGGAAAAAGAGAACACCTACTATGCCCGGAAATTCCGAGTGGGCTTTGAAATTTCATCCATCTCTGGCGCCGGCGGCGAGATCGTATCCATCGACGGCAACATGAACGCCATTGGTGACGCTGTGATTGGCGAATTCAACACCGAAACCAAGACCTTCACCGAGGCAGGGACCCCGGCGGCGTAGGAGGAAGCATGAGCAAAATAATCATCAACGGAACCGAGCTGGAGCTTGATGTGACCGACGCTGACCAGCTAGAGGCTATTGAGGCGGCCATGAAATCCGTTTCTGAAGCCATGAATAGCGATGCGCTGTCAAAAATGACCGCCCCTGATATGATCCGCACCCAATGCCGTGCTGTATTTGCGGCGTTTAATATGATCTTTGGGGACGGGACAGACCGCGCGGTATTTGGCGGGAAGTGCAGCCTCATGGAGGCCATGGAGGCCTTCGGCCGCCTGGTAGGCGAGATTGAAAACCAAAAAAAGCTTGTGAAGGATATGACCTCAAAGCTCAAATCACAAGCCTCGGCGCTCGGGGTGGATACTTCGCGGGCCGCATCCAAGGCCCCGCTGGCCTTCAAGCCCGCAGCCAAACACGACCCGGAATCTATAGCCCGAGCCGTCGCTGAAATCCTGGCCCGTGAACCTGCTGACTGATGGAGCCCCGTCCTCCGTAGAGGTGGCGGGTGCGGAGTATGAGATTCGGACAGATTACCGCATAGGGCTGCAGTTTGAGCGCCTGATGGGATCCGCAATACCGCCCGATGAAATGATAACCAGGGCTTTGATACTTTATTATCCCGTAGTCCCCGATGATCTGGAGGCGGCTTGTGAGCGCCTGGTGTGGTTTTACCGGTGCGGCCATGCCGCGAAAGCCGGAGGGCCCAAGCCGGCCTCCCCGGTGCGCAAGGTGTTGAGCTTTGAACATGACGCGAACCTGATCTTCGCCGCGTTCATGGGCGACTATGGGATAGACCTGGAGGCCTCCGGGCTCCATTGGTGGAAGTTCCGCGCCCTCCTGGACGGCCTGAAAAGCGGGAACCGCATTGTTGAGATCATGGGCTACCGCGCCGCCGACCTATCCAAGCTCAAAGGCGAGGAGCGCCAGCGTATGCAGAGGCTGCAGCGGGAGTATGCCATACCTACATCCGATGAAGCCCAACAACGGATCGACGCTGTAACTGAGGCCCTCATGAACGGCGGGAAGCTATAACGTTTCACGGGAAACGGAACAAAAATTCGTTTATCAATTGAATTCCCCTCCTGAGTACGGTAGAATATGGAAAAGGAGGGGAGTATTATGAAGAAAATGAAGAAATTATCCTTGGCGATGCTGGCGGTTTTGTTGGCTGCCGGGCTGGCCGGGTGCGGTGAGGCTGCATCCAATCTACAAACCACAACCACAACGACAACCACAGCGGCGACTGAACCACCCGCTGCGCCAGAAGAACTAAACGACTTCGATGAATCTACCAATATCGAGTACGAACTGTCTGGATTGAAATTTAATGCGCCTGCAACATGGACTTCCAAAAAGGGCGACGAAACAACCATACAGCTACAAACAAATGATTTTCACTCCATAACTGTTACGACAACTAACGGAAAAGGCGACATAGACAGATATGTCGATGGAATGGTTGATGCTTTCAAGTCTGAAACCGATAATTACCATGAAATAGGTAGAGAGTACGTCACGGTTAATGGCGTATCGTGTGTAAGACTGGATTTCTCCTGCATGATTAACGACACGAGAGTAGATTATAGGCTTTACGCCATGCCATATGAAATGGGCTATGCGACAATTTCCTTGGGCACTCCGGCGTTTAGCGTAAAAAGCTGCTTGGATGATTTTGAAAATGTTGTTTCTACCGTGCGGTATGAACCCCCTGCGCCTGTAGGCATTGGCGAAACCGTGGATATTATAGACAATGGCGCAAAGTTGGGGACGTTGACCATCAACAGCGTTAGCCTAACGAGCGACAGGAACCGGTTTTCTGATGATGATCCGGCCCAGGTGGTTATTATCAACTATACCTACGAAAATACTGATAGCAGTGAGGATTTGTTCTACTTTAGCTCAAACTTCCAAGTTATTGATGCCGGAGGCAATGTATGTGATACATATCCTGCCGACGCTGGAAAATCCCCAAAGAAAACGCCTAAGGGGGCCAAGTGTACAGCCGGGGAGGCCTTTGGCCTTGCCGAAGAGAGCGAAGAGGTGACCATATATTTTAGGACAAATATGTATGATGACTTGCCAGCAATAACCTTCAAGGTTCCCGTAACAGCCGAATAAAACAGCCAGCTTAGGGCGCTCTGAAATCAGGGCGCCTTTTTCGTGGGAGGGGTTGACTTTTGAGACTGCATAAATTATAATAAATGTAGTCTTGAAAGTGAGGTGAGCGCATGAGCCCCAGGACCGGGCGTCCAAAGCTTCAGAATCCAATAAATCATCAGATCACCGTAAGGCTGACTGGCGAAATGATGAAAAGGCTTGCTGATTACTGCAAAAAGCACGAAATCACAAAAGGCGAAGCCGTGAGGAAAGGCGTAGAGAAGCTGCTGGATGAATAAAAAAAGAAAACGGCGCGTCCACCCACTTGCCAGAAAGTGACACGCCGTTCTCGGGCCCAAACCCCACAGAGGATTGGTAAATCTATTATATCAGACCTCCTGATGGGTTGCAACCGACCAAATAAGAGGTAACTATATGCATATCAAAATCATACCCGAATTGAGATCAGACTGGATTATCGTGATCAATAAGGAAAACGGGCGAAGCATGCTCCTGTGCAGGAATAACGACGTTGTAGGGCGGGCCATGGCCGAAGCTGCCGCCGCCGGAGCAAGATTGGAGGTTGCGGTATGAACGACCTGAAAATCTTTGAGAGCGAAGCCTTCGGGAAAATCCGCGTGCTGGAGAAGGACGGCGAACCGTGGTTTGTGGCGGCCGATGTGTGCCGGGCGCTTGAACTCGACAGGACGCAAAGTCGGCGCCTTGATGATGATGAAAAGGGTGTGTGTTCAATACCCACCCCTGGAGGGCCGCAAGAAACGTCGGTAGTCAACGAACCTGGCCTGTACGCCCTGGTGCTGGGCAGCCGGAAGCCAGAGGCCAAGGCCTTTAAGCGCTGGATCACCCATGAGGTTATTCCGAGCATCCACAGGCATGGGGCCTACATGACCCCGGAAACCCTGGAGGCGGCGATCATGAACCCTGACTACCTGCTCAAGGTGGTTGTGGCCCTAAAGGACGAGAAAGACAAGCGCAAGGCCCTGGAGGCCGCCAATGCCTCATTGACCGTTGACCTGGAGATCGCCAGGCCTAAGGCCGAGTATTTCGACCACCTGGTAGACCGAAACCTTCTGACCGGCCTCCGGGAGACAGCAAAAGAGCTCGGCACAAAAGAAAAAGTGTTCGTCCGGTTCCTGCTGGACCGCAAATACCTTTACCGCGACAAGAAGGGCCGGCTGCTCCCATATGCGCAGTATGTGGATGATCTATTTACGGTCAAAGAGTGCATCAACGAAAAGACCCAATGGGCCGGAACCCAAACCATGGTCACGCCCAAGGGCCGCGAAACCTTCCGGCTGCTGATACCTGCAGCATCATAAAAAATAAGTCAAAGCCTCGACCCAGAAGGGCCGGGGCTTTCTTATACCCAAAAGGGGGGAGATCAATTGGAAGGATAAAGTGCCCGTATTGCGGGCAAACGCTTATGAAGGCTGCAGTGGCGGTGGCAGAGATCAAGTGCCCCCGCTGCAAAAAGATATGTTCGATTCGGTTTCCGCCAGATGACAGAGCCAATGGCCGCACCGTAGAGTAGCGAGCAAGCGCCTGCCTGGTCTATGACGACAAGGCAGGTGTTTTTTGTATGGCATATGATGGCTCAATCAAAATCGATACCAGTATTGACGGCAGCGGGTTTTCCGCCGGGCTGAAAAATCTCGGGAGCATGGCTGCCAAGGGCCTGGCCGCCGTGACTGGATCGCTGACCGCTTTGGGCGGCGCGGCCATCAAAATTGGAGCCGACTTTGAGGCCGGCATGTCCGAGGTGGCCGCGATCAGCGGGGCAAGCGCTGAACAGCTTGCGGCCCTGACCGAAAAAGCCAAAGAGATGGGCGCCGTTACCAAGTTCTCCGCCAGCGAGAGCGCAGCAGCATTGAAATATATGGCCATGGCTGGGTGGGATACCCAGGCGATGCTGGACGGCCTGCCCGGTGTTATGAACCTTGCAGCGGCCTCTGGTGAGGATTTGGCCCTTGTGTCGGATATTGTAACGGACGCCATGACTGCGTTTGGGCTGCAGGCTCAGGAGTCGGCGCACTTTGCCGATGTGCTGGCTAAGGCATCCAGTTCATCCAATACCAACGTCGCCATGATGGGCGAGACCTTTAAGTATGTCGCGCCCATTGCCGGCAGCCTGGGCTATAGCATTGAAGACACGGCTGTTGCCATCGGCCTTATGGCGAATTCGGGCATTAAAGGATCACAGGCAGGCACGGCCCTTCGGTCTGTGCTAACCCGGCTCGCCAAGCCGCCGAAAGAGGCGGCGGAAGCGATCAAGGCCCTGGGCTTGGAGATGACCGACGCAGAGGGGCAGATGCTCCCGCTTTCCGAGGTTATGGGGCAGCTCCGAACCTCCTTTAAGGACTTGACCCAGGAGCAAAAGGTTCAGATGGCGGCGGCCCTGGGCGGCCAGGAGGCCATGTCCGGCCTGCTGGCTATCGTAAACGCCAGTGAGGAGGATTATCAAAAGCTTGTCAAGCAGATCAATAACGCCAATGGCGCGGCCCAAGAACAGGCTGAGATCATGCAAGACAACCTCAAGGGTGCGATCGAAGAGTTGGGCGGCGCTGCCGAAACCCTTGGTATCCAGGTATACGAATCGGTTCAAACGCCCCTGCGGGATATTGTTGACGATGCGACCGAAATGGTCAATGGCCTGTCCAAGGCCTTTGAGAAAGACGGGCTTTCCGGGCTGCTCAACGAGCTCGGGGGCGTTTTTGCCGATGTAGCCACCCGCGCCGCCGAGGCCGCCCCTGCCATGGTGGAGGCCGCCGTGCGGTTTATCCAGTCCTTTGTGGATGGTATTGCCGCCAACAAAGCCCGCATCCTTGACGCGGCAAAAAGCCTGGTATTTACTCTGGCAGACGGGATCGCAAGCCTATTGCCCGAGGAACTCCAGAAGCCCATCAAGGATATGATCAAGGACATCCAAAAGTCCCTGGAGTCGGGCGGCCTAAAAAAGGGCATCAATAGCGTAAAAAAGTTTATTACCGAGCTCGGGAAAGTGATAGGGGATGTGGCAAAGGCCGTGCTGCCGCTGCTTACCAAGGCGCTTGACCTGGTAGCCGGAAACCTGGACACGATCATTCCGCTGGCGACCACCGCTATTGGCATCTTCAAGGGCTGGAAGGCGCTGCAAACAGTCACTGGCTATCTATCCGCGCTCACCAAGGGGCTCGGGAGCGCCGTTTCCGCCGTCGGGAAGTTTGCTGGATCGACAGACGGAATAGGGGCTATAGTGACAAATGCCGGAAACAGTATATCCGGGCTTGGAACGTCTATATCTTCCGTGTTCGGCCCCGTCGGCATAGCCGTAGCTGCAACGAGCGCAATTGTGGGTATAGGGGCGGCGATTGCCGAGTACATCAACCGGCCGATGAGAGAGGCGGCAGAAGTCACCGCCGAAATTGACGCCGGATTTGAAGAAATGGCAAGAGACATCGGAGAAGGATACGAGGAATTGAGCCGGCAGGCTGAAGCTGCTGGCGGATCCTTCGATAACGTATCCCGCAGCCTGATCCTGGACGAAGAAAAAATGAGGGAAATCGACATCGGGATCAAGGAGGCTCAGGGCAGGATTACCGAAATAGCGAAGTCTGCTAGTGAAATACGAGGATACCTTATTCAATCCGAAATAGATGAAATCGATGCACTTTTGAATAAAATCACTGAGCTCACAAAGGAGAAGGCCCAAGAACAAGCTCGTTATTCAAAGGCAGTATATACGCGCATTAAAATGGATGCTAAGGCCGGAGATATTACGGCAGAGAATGCATCCAAGTCAATGAACGACATCACCGGCGCGTTCGAGGAAGGGGAGAAAGTAATTGAGGAATCGTATTCCAATACGCTGGTGACTATTGAACAACTGCTTGAGCAAGGCGGGAAATATACCGAAGAATGGGCCATACAAGAAAGGGAGAAAGCAAAAAAGGCCCGTGACGCAGAGCTATCTGAAAACAGAAAAATGGCAGCGGATTCTGTTGCCATTTTATCCGAAGGGCTATCCGGGCAACTCGGGGCCCTGGATGCATTTTTAGCCGATTCTGGCCAATACCGCGCCGATCTTGCGCAAGAAAACGAAGATTATAACCGAAAACTTCAAGAGATTGAAGAAAAGTACAATATCGAAAATTTCAAAACTGCCCAAGAGCGAAATAATGCAATGTTTTCACTGAAGGGAGAGCGGGAAAGGCTAGAAGCAGAACACCGAGAAAAAGTGAATAACATCCGCCAAGGTATGCTGGCGGATGTTGACTCTGCCACCAAGAGGGAGATTGAAATCTTTGCCTGGCTGATAAACGAAACGGCGGCAATGGGGGTAGAGCTCACGGACGAACAAAAGGAAACGGCCAGGGGCATCGTAGATGCGTATCGGGACGAGGAAGGCAACCTGACCGAGGCTGGACGCCAACTCATGGAATCCTTAGGCTGGGAGCTTGACAAATACGGCAATATCTTATACATCGACAGTCAAGGGAATGCGCACAAGATTGTCGACGGCATGAATGACGTGACTGGATCCGCTACCTTAACCGGCCCCGAAATAGGAGAGGTTCGTGGCGTTGATAAATCCGCTCAAAATGCGGTGAACAAGGCCCAGCGCTACATGAACAATAACCCCATCACCATGATTGCCAACGTGGCCACGAAGATCAAGGGGTTGTCTGCCCATGCTGCCGGCGGCGTAATCACAAAGCCCTTGGTATCCGGCCAACACCTATTTGGGGAGGCTGGCCCGGAGGCTGTGCTTCCGCTGCGCCGATCCGTATATGATGCTCTGGCAGGAAGTATCGTGGAAAGCATGCGGGCTGCCGTCCGAGAGTCGCAGAGCCGCCCCACCCAGCCTCTTCCCGGCCAGGCTGCGTGGCAGGGCATAACCCCCGGGAACCTTTCGGCCACCATTGTTATACCTGTATCTCTGGACGGGCGTGAAGTGGCCCGCGTAACAGCCCCGTATATGGGCGAACAACTGGCATGGGAGGGATAGTGTGTTTTATATAAACGGCACCGACATAGAGGATTTGGGCGGCCTTATGCTGCGGGATTATACTGTCTCGGCTTCTCCGGTCACGCAGGATTATAACAAGCCACGAAAGGGGACTTCGTTCACAGTTTTCGGCAAGACCCTGGGGTTAAAAACCGTTACCGTAACCGTAAACATCCGGGGCAGGGACCGTAGGGAGGTGGCCGCCCGCAAGTCGGCCCTTGACGTTATGGCGTCCGGCGGGCAAGTCGAAATCACATTGCCCGACCTTTTTCAGTATACTTCCGTGCTGCAAAATGCCGGCGACCTGTCCTGGATACTCCCGACGCGCGGCGAGTGCTCCTATACCTTCCTCGGGATCCAGCACGATCCTCTGATAAGCGTCGAAACTACCGGGATCCTTTACGCCGAGGGGACTATGCCAGAGATGAGCTGCAGCATATCGGTAACGGCCGGGGCTGCAGCAGAGACGTATACGGTAGCCGGCGTGACCTTTACGGATATAAAAGCCGGGGACAAGATCGTGATCGACGGCATGAATAGCCGTGTGCTGCTGAACGGCGGGAACGCAATACTCCGGTGCGACCTGGTCGAGTTCCCGCGGCTCACCCCCGGCAAAAACACCATCGTGGCGCCTGACCGCGTTACGGTTGAGTATTACCCGGCCTATCAATAAACAGGAGGAGCCATGCTGCGAATCATAAATGGAGATGCGTCTGGCATCATGACCAACGACCGCTGGTATGTTACGCAGAAATACGGCGGAGTGGATGAACTGGGCTTCACCCTTAGCCGAGACGACCCGGCGTACCCCTTGATTGTTGAGGAGGCCGCCGTAGAGGATGGGGAGCAGCGTTATCTTATTAAGGCCGTTGACGAAGGGGCCCAGTCTGCCAACGTCAAATGCGAACTCGATTTGGACGCCTTGCGGGCTGAAATCCTTTTGGACTATACAAACGAGAGTGCCACCGTTTATCAGACTGTGACTGGCGTGCTCCCTGATGGCTGGACTGTTGAGGATCATGCGCATATCCAGGTAAAAAGGACGGTCGAAGGCCCGGGGATGACGCCGCTGGAGGTGATCCAGGCCTGTAGCAGCCCCTTTGGCGTTACTTTCCGCTTCGATGTGGTAGGGCGGATTGTGCATATCCATAACCCGGCACAGTACGAGCCTGCGGGGGCCTATGTAACGGATGAGCTCAATCTCCAGGAGGTTAATTTCAAGGGCGACTCGCGGGGCTATATCACCCGGTTATATGCCAGGGGTAAAGACGGGTTAACCTTCGCCGGCATCAACGGAGGGAAGCCATATGTCGAGGATCATACCTACAGCGATAAGGTGATATCTGGATTTTGGCAGGATGAGCGCTATGAAATTGCCGATAATCTGTTAGCCGATACAAAAGCCAAGCTTAGAGAGGCGGCTATTCCGGCCCGTAGCTATACCTGCAAGGTCAAAGACCTTGCGCGGATTGATCCAGAAAAGTATGCTTACCTCCAATTCGATCTGTATGCTGTGATAACGCTGCTGGATACGAGGCGGAAAACACGGGTCAACCATATGGTAGTGGAAACAAAGAGATGGCCCAATTATCCAGATGATAATGAGATAACGCTTTCCACCGTAGCGCCTAAAATTCAAAATACCGTCAAATCGATCCAGGGTGAGATGGAAAACCCATCATCTGGATTTTTGCAACGCCAGCAGGCAGCCATCCTTTCGGCTACACAACTGATCTCCGGAGCCCTTGGCGGCCACTATATCGTCACCACTGATCCCGCGACCGAGCGGCCTAACGGCTGGGCGATTATGGATACCGACAGCACCGAAACCTGCAAGAATGTTTGGAGGATGACCGCCGGCGGTTTGGGGCACAGCTCCAACGGGTGGAATGGGCCGTATAACAACGTGGCCCTGACGATGGACGGAAAACTTGTGCTGTCCGATACGACAACCGGGACATTAAACGCTAATCTCGTACAAATTACCGGGATGATCGTGAATCCAGACAGGCCGGACGTATATTGGGATTTAGATACCGGAGAGCTTGCCGCCAGCGTCATAATCGGGAAAATGGAGGCATCCGGTCAGCCCACCCATGAATTGCGGTTGTATATTGGGCAGGATCGTCCTGGCGTATGGGGGCTTATCGTAAAGGTGGATGGAACCACCTATTGCACACTTTACCCTATTATTGATGACGGCTCCGATGGGGCCATAGCCATGGAAATATCCGGCCCACTGAGTGGTGAATATGGTAGTTCGTCCGTTACCTTGTGGGCAAGGGATAACGGCGTAAGTACAGGCTACGATGGGAGGGTAGAAATATCTGCATCTAGCGGTGATCCTGACCACCTGGATAATGTATCCCGCATTACAATGACACCAAACTCTATCGAGCTACAGGCAGATTCCGTGACCGTCAATGGCAAAGAGATATAAGGAGGGATATATCGTGATTGAGCTCCATAATAGGATCATGGCAAGCGAGGCGGACAATGGAGGGGCAGCAAAGCCCCTCCTATTAATCCAAGGAGAAAGCGATGGACGCAGGCTGACCATGACGCTGCTGGACGGCGGGACGCCTCTTGACCTGACCGAGGCGGCGGCCGTGGCCCTATACTGCACCAAGCCGGACGGCACAGAGGAGCAGTTGCCCTGCGCCGTGGAGGACGCCAGCGGTGGCGCCGTATCGGTGATATTTACATCGTCGAGCTGTTCGGTGGCCGGGGATATGCGGCAGGTTATCATCCGGATCACCTGGAGCGACGCCAGCAACTCGCGGTATGTGGGACCGCGCATCCATGTAGCCCCGTCGCCCAGCGACGACGCAGTCGAAAGCTCCAACGAGTT